TCCCCACACGCAATAATGCGAGTTTAGAGAAAACGGCAATACCCCCCACAAAAACGGAGGAGGAGCAATGAAAAACGAAATGACCGCCACGAGGGTCAGGATCGACGCAATCAAGGCCGACGAAGACAACGCACGAGTGCACGATGCACGCCAGATCGACGCCATCGCACGGAGCCTCACCGCCTTCGGGCAGCGGCGCCCCATCGTGCTCGACGACCAGGGCACGGTCATCGCAGGCAACGGCACCCTAGCCGCGGCTAAGGCGCTCGGGTGGACGGAGATCGACGCCGTAGTCGCACCCTTCGCCACACCCGAGGAGCGCCGCGCCTACGCCATCGCCGATAACCGCACGGGCAACCTAGCCGAGTGGAGCCACGAGGCGCTCATCGCGGCACTACGAGACGCTGACGGAGAGACTATCGCCGCCACGGGCTTCACCCGAGCAGAGTACGACCAAATCAGGATGGAACTACTCGCGCAGGCCAACCAGCCAGGAGACGCGGAGGCGCACCAATCAGGATACAAGCGGGCGGCGAGCGCCAACGAAGGGTACGACGCCTACCTCGCATCAACCGAGCGCAACATCGTATTGGAGTACCCAATGCCCAGATACCTCGCCCTCATCGACGCGTGGGCCGCGTACAGGAGCATCCACGGGCACGAGGGCAACAACGAGTCCCTGCTACACCTCATCGCCGCCGCAACCGGCGGAGAGGCGCCACGATGAGCGGCGCCGTCGAACTTCGCAGCGTCGCAATCGCCGACCTAACCCCCGACCCCGACAACGCGCGCGTCCACTCCGAGCGCAACATCAACGCAATCGCCAAGAGCCTCGACCGATTCGGGCAGAGAAAACCAATCGTCATCGCCGGAACGCTAATCGTCGCAGGCAACGGCACCGTGGAAGCGGCGAAGCGCCTAGGCTGGACAGACATCATCGCCGTGGACTACCCCGCCGAACGCGTCGACGAGGCCCGCGCTTACGCAATCGCCGACAACCGCACGGGGGAACTCAGCCTGTGGGACAACCGTCGCCTAAAGGCGCAACTGGACACCCTCGGGGCAGGGCTCGCAGGTGTAGCAGGATTCACGTGGGAGGAGATCGACGACCTCGTCAGCCCATCGGTAAACACCCCCGTACTCACCGTCACCGACGGCGACCGCGCAATCGCCGACTTCTACGCCATGCGGGCGTCGCGGAGTTTCTTATTCCGACTACCTGTGGCGCAGTACGAGTGGGCAATCGAGCGCCTACGAGACCTCCGCACCCAGTTAGGAGTAGAATCAAACGCAGAGGCCGTAGAGCGCCTCTTGCTGGACGCAATAAGCGCGGAGGATAAGCGATGACGCTACCCGTAATCGAAGTAAAGCGCGCAATGACGGCGAAGGATGCGACCGCCCTCGTAGGCGAGACCGTACCCGACTACGAGAGCACCGTAAACGATGAGGGCATCTACGTAGACGCCGACACCGGAGAGATCGTGCTCGTGTACGCCCCGCTCAAGAGTGGCACCGAAGACCTACGCGCAGCCGTACTCAACACCCCAATGGGGAGCGTCAAGCGCGCCTCAGGCATCGACCAGGAGTCGCGCAGTTTCGGCATGGCGCCGCGCAAAGTCATGCAGGGGCGAGACGCGTGCAGGCCCGCCAGCCTCGCATACGAGCGCCCGAGCGAACACGCCTTCCTCGCCCGACTCGCCCTCGACTTGGGCGAGACACTCCGAGAGATCAGCCCAGAGAAGTACCAAGAAAACATCAACGCTCTCGCGGAGATCGACAAGGACTGGAGGATCACCGAGGGCGCGCTATGGACGTCAGGCAACATCAACCGCAGCGCAACGCTCCCCTACCACCGGGACGGCTTCAACTTCGACTCGTGGAGCGCAATGCCAGTCGTCCGACGCGGGATGCGAGGCGGCTACCTCAACGTACCCGAGTACGACATCACCATCGGATGCCGAGACGGGTGGGTCGTCTTCTTCAACGGATACCGCATCGTCCACGGCGTGACGCCGATGGCAAAGAGCGCGCCAGACGGGTACCGATTCAGCGTGGTCTACTACGCACTTAGGGGCATGAAAGATTGCTTCACCTACGCCGTAGAGACGGCGAAGGGGGCGAAGCGCCGCACGCAGCGCGAGGAGGAGCGGGCAGGCGCAACTACGCCGTGGGGCCACTCGGCACACCCCGCGGAGCCCGGCGCGTAGCAATCCGTCTAGCGATGGCAGAGGAGGAGCGAAAAAACAATGGGAAAGCGGGGCCCCAAGCCTAAGCCGAGCGCCATCAGGGCCGCGGAGGGAAAGATCGTGCCCCTCGGCGAGCCGCGCCCAACACTCAGCACCCTACAGCCACCGCCGGACATCGCGGAGGACGCCCTAGACGTATGGAGGGAGGTCATCGCCGCCGTAGGGCACACGGGCGTCATCACCGCCGCCGACATCGACACCCTACGCGCGTACTGCGAGGCCACCGCCCGATACCGTGAGGCGGAGGGGCTCCTACGCAAGAGCGGGCCGCTCGTGAAGGGGCGCAACGGAGAGTACGTAAAGAATCCCCTGCACCAGGTAATGCGCGACAACGCCACCATGATGCGAGCGGGCGCACGTGAACTCGGGCTCACCCCGAGCGCGCGCGTAGGCATGAAGTCCACCAGTAAGGCGGCGCCCAGCCCACTGGAACTGCTCCTCGCCCGCCGCGCGCAACGCGTCGCAGCGCAGGACAAGGATCGCGACAAGGCGACGGGATGAGCACGCCAATCTACGCATCACCACACCGGGAGGGGAGCACCCGAGGGGAGGAGGCCGCCACCTTCATGGAGCACTACTGCCGCATCGTCAAAGAATCACTCGGCGGAGCAGTCGGCGACACCATCCGCCTACGGCCATACCAGCGCCAACTCCTTGACGACTTGCTACGAGAGCAGACCGACGGGCGACTCGCCCATCGGCAGGCGATGATCGGACTCCCGCGTAAGAACGGAAAGTCAGCCCTACTCAGCGGGCTGGCATTGTGGGCGACCGTCCTCGGCCCAGACGGCGGCGAGGTGTACTCAGTAGCAGGCGACAGGGAGCAGGCGCGCATCACCTTCGGCACCGGACGCCGCATGGTAGAACTCGACCCAGAACTCAGCACCATGCTCAACCTGTACCGCGACGCAATCGAGAACCCAATCACGGGCACCTTGTGGCGGGTGGTCAGCAGCGACGCTCCGCTCAAAGAGGGCCTCAGCCCAACCTTCACCCTCGTGGACGAAGGGCACGTCATCAACGAAGACCTATGGAACGTATTCGCGCTCGCGCAGGGCGCCCGAGTCGAACCGATGCTCGCAATGATCACCACCGCGGGGGCACGCGTAGACGCCAACGGGCGAGACACCGTCGCCCACCGCTTGTACCAACACGGGCAACGGGTCGCAGCGGGCGAGATAGACGATCCGAGTTTCTTCTTCCGCTGGTGGGGCGCACCCGCCGACGCCGACCATCGCGACGAGGCGGTCTGGGCCGCTGCCAACCCCGGCTACGACGACATCGTAAGCGCCGACGACTTCCGCAGCGCCATCATGCGAACACCCGAAAACGAGTGGCGCACGAAGCGCCTCAACCAATGGGTCGCGAGCGTGCAGGCGTGGCTCCCAAGCGGGGCGTGGGAGGCCTGCGCAGTGGAGGATCAAATCCGCCCAGGCGACGCCATCATCTTGGCGCTAGACGGTTCGTTCTCCAACGACAGCACCGCCCTCATCGGCATCCGCCTCAGTGACGGACTCATCGACGTCATGGGGCTATGGGAGCGCCCCCTAGACGATGAGCACTGGCGGGTAGACATCGACGCAGTAGAGGAGCGCATCCGCCAGATCGCCCGCACCCACACGGTGCGAGAGATCACCGCCGACCCCTTCCGATGGGCGCGCAGCCTACAAATCCTCGCAGGGGAGGGCCTCCCAATCACGGAGTTTCCGCAACACGCGGCACGCATGACGCCCGCCACGAGCGCCTTCTACGACGCCGTCACGACCAAAAGGCTCCGACACAGCGGCGACGCGCGCCTCGCGCGGCACGTCGCCAACGCCGCAATCAAGACCGACCGCCACGGCACCCGCTTGACCAAAGATAAAGGGGGGCGCAAGATTGACCTAGCCGTCGCGGCGGTATTCGGTTTAGCCCGCGCCAATCAGATCATCGCGGATGACGACCGACCACGCGCCGCGGTAGACTTCATCACGCTATAAGAGGCGAGCGGTATGGTACCCTCGCCCGAGGAGCGCCCCACCAATCGGGGCCACCGAAAACAGGGAGGCCTAATGGGCGTCATTGACCGCATCTTCGGTAGGCAGGAGCAGCGCGCAATCGGAATCGACAGATTCTTCGACGGCCCACCGGGGCAGTATTCACCCGTGGAAATCAACCAGGATCGCGCCACCCAGATCAGCGCCGTCTACGCAGCGATCCGGCTCATCAGCGACACGGTAGGGGGGCTCCCGCTCGACGCCTTCCAGAAGACCAATGGGCTACGACAACCGCTACGACCTAAGCCGTCATGGATCGAGAACCCGAGCCCAGACAAGAGCGTCACACGCGTAGAACTCATCAGCCAAATCGTCGCGAGCCTACTCACCGACGGCAACGCCTTCATCGCCGTCACGCGCGATAGCAGCGGCGCACCCGTATTCCTCGACGTACTCGCGCCGCGCGCCATCACCGTCACGCGCGTAGACGGAGTACCAGT